CGGTGCTTGTCGCGACCTTCATTTGACGAATGTCGAATATGTGATCGAACCCGACGAAGAACGCCGCTGGGGCACCGCTCGTCACACTTTCAACTGCATCTATCTAACCAACGACTAACATGGCAAACCACCTTGGCCGCGAAGGCCTTATCAAAATCTCGTCCACCACCATCGGCGAACTCCGCAATTACTCGCTCTCTCACTCCTCCGACACCGTCGAGGATAGCGTGATCGGCGACGTTTACCGCACGCGCCAAGGCTCAATGAAGACTTGGTCTGCATCTGGCGATCTCTACTGGGACGAAGCCGACGCCGGCCAACTTCTGATCACCATCGGCTCGACCGTCACGCTCAATCTTTACCCAGAAGGCGCGACGTCCTCCGACGTTTATTACAGCGGCTCGGCTATCGTCACGAAGTTCGACGTTTCGGCTTCGTTCGATGGTCTTGTCGAAGGCTCGATTGCCTTTGAAGGCAATGGCGCGCTCTCGACCCTGACCGTTTAACGCTAGGAAAACACAAAACAAAACACACACATGGAAGCAATCGACCTCGTCCGCGAACATTTCAACAACCTTGGCACTAAACGAATCGAAGTTCCTGAATGGAAACTCGTGATCTTCTCGTCGCCAATGACCTTGGCCGAAAAGAACCGAGTTTATAAAAAGTCTCAGAACAACGATATGGATTTACTCGTGGACATTCTGATCATGAAGGCCACGGACGAAAGCGGAAAAAAGCTATTCACCATAGAGCACAAGCCGACCTTGCTCAACAAGGCTGACAGCAATCTGGTCGCTCGCGTCGCCAATGAGATTCTTGCGGACAGCTCCGCGAAGCTCGACGACTTAAAAAACTAATCGGCGGCGATGAAGGTGCCGACCTCCTCGCCGTCTATGCCATCGCTGAACGTCTCGGCAAATTCGCTCACGAAGTCCTCGCAATGCCAGCCGAAGAAATGAACGGCTGGCTCGCTTATATTAACCACCAAAATCGACTGAGAAAACAACATGGCAGCTGAAGCTACATTTACACTCAGGGCGGTGGACGCAACGCGTCAGGCTTTTGCGAGCGTGCAAAACTCGCTGCAAAAAATTCATGGAACGACGAGAAGCATTTCGCTGGGTCTTAAAGGATTCTTTGGTCTCGGTGCAGTTGTTTCTATGGGCAGAAGCCTTAACACAACTCTTGAGGACATTGAGGCTAACTCCAAAAAGTTTGGTTTAAGTTCCGAGCAAGTTGATAAAGTAACTCGTGCAACTGGAGCAGTTGATGACGTGATGAACTTTTTCAAGGGAACAATCGTTGGAACCATAAACAAGGTTTTAGATTTGAAGGATGCGATGCTTGGTGTTTCGCAAGTTCAAGCGGTATCTATTGCAGACAAAATTCGATTAGATCGCGATCTTCCAAAAATTGAAGATGCGAAAAAACAAATGGATGAATTGAAAAAGAGTTTTGATGCAATCGGTCAAACTCCTGCTCAAAAGTTTCAACAGCTATTCAAGACTTTTCAAGAAATTAAAGGAAGGCCAAGCGATCCGGCAAAAAGCTCTCAGTTAAATGCTTTAGAAAAAGATTTAGAAATTCAAAGATTAATTAACGATCAGCGAACTATTGCGACAGATCAATTCGATCAATATACAAAAGCTGTTTTAGATCATAACAAAATTTATGATGAATACAATTTTTCGTTAAAAACCGAAAAAGAACAGCAAATGCAAATTGAAGGGCAGTTGCGTAATTTAATAACATTGCGACGTGCAGACGAAGATTTGTTGAAAAATTTTGATCCTGCAAAAGCAACTGTCGCTCAACTTGAGGCAATGGATCGGATGCTTATTGCACTTCCTAAAATCAACGAACTGCTCGCAAAAAGAAAAGTCATTGAAACCGATCTTGAAAAAATCGCAAAGTCGGCTGGCGACATTATTTCATCTGGTTTTGAGGATGCAATTTTCAGCGGGCAAAAATTAGGAGAAACAATTAGAGCCATCGGACTAGATTTGTTACGCATGGTATTTCAACAAACCATCACGCAACCTCTTGCCGCTGGAATCTCTGGCGCGTTGCAAGGAATGTTCCGCGCAAACGGTGGCCCAGTATCCGCGAACAGTCCTTACGTCGTCGGAGAACGCGGCCCAGAACTATTCGTGCCGCGCGCCAGCGGCTCCATCGTTTCCAATTCCAACATGAACCAAGGTGGCGGCTCCGCTGGCCCTTCGATCAATGTGAACTACAACATTGCCGCTGGCGTCACGCGCAATGAACTTGGCCCGATCTTGGAACAAGAACGTCGTCGCCTTAAAGCCGAGATTCCTGATATGGTTCGACGTGGTGGCGCGTATCGTTCAGCCTTCGCCTAATCCTCATGGCTATCTCCTATCCACTCACGCCGCCCGCTGCGCTTGAAGCCTCGCGCCTATCAATGACTGGGATGAGCGCGATCTCGCGCAACATCTCACCGTTCACGATGCAGGTGCAGCAATACAACTGGTCTGGTCAAGGCTGGCTTGGAACCGTTGAATGTCCGCCAATGACGCGCGCTGCTGCGGAACAGGTCGTTTCCTTCCTGCTGATGGCCCAGCGCGGCACGTTCTATTTTCAAGACTTCGCCAACCCAACGCCACGCGGCAACGTGACCGGCACTCTCACTGTGTCCTCGGCTACGGCCAACGGAACGACTCTCGGCATCAGCGGCGCAACCGGCTCCTTCGCTGCGGGCGATTGGCTGCAAATCTCGACGTCGCTTTACAAGGTCGTCCAAGTAAACTCGTCGTCATCGGTGGACGTGTTTCCAGTCTTGCGCTCATCCTACGCCGGCGGAACTGCGATTACTTACAACAACGCCAAGGGCGTGTTTCGTCTTACAGATACTTCTACGCAGTGGAGCATCGACACGGCCAAGTTCTACGGCGTTTCGTTTAACGTGATGGAGGACGTCGCGCAATGAGTATCACCACCGCAGGACGCTCTCTCAGCAACGACATGACTACGCAGGTCAGCGCGTCGCAACTCTCGCCGATCATTCTCGCGTCGCTTGCTTTTCAGACTCCGCTCAATCTTTGGAGCGGTTACGGCACGATCACTTATAGCGGCACAGGCTATCTCGGCATTGGCACGCTCGGCACGATCTCGCCAGTCGAGGAGACGACCGACCTTGCTGCCCGTGGTATCTCGATGCAGTTGTCAGGCGTGCCGACCGCTTTGATTGCCGTAGCTCTTACCGAGAACTACCAAGGCAAGGCTTGCTCGATCATGTTTGGCGCGCTCGATTCCAGCGGCTCGCTTGTCTCGACTCCGATCACGATCTTTTCTGGTCGCATGGACGTCATGTCGATTAACGATGACGGACAAAACGCGACCATTGGCATGACTGCCGAAAATAAGCTCGTGGATTTTCGGCGTCCGCGCGAGGTTCGTTACACCGACGAGGAGCAGAAGAACCTTTACCCGCTAGACAAGGGCTTGGAGTTCGTGAACTCGATTCAAGAAAAACAAATTTATTGGGGCAACGCAAAACTCGCAGCTCCAGTTGATGATAACAGTGGTGGAAATTACGGCCCGACAACTTACGATTAACGATGCCGACTCGCTGTGAAAACTGGCCCGAAACTCTCGCCGCCTACATCGACCGCAAACGCAACGAGCCTTTCGCTTGGGGCGTGAACGATTGCTGTTTGTTCGGTGCTGACTGGATTCAGCTTTGCACCGGACTCGACCCAGCGGCGACCTTGCGCGGCACTTATGACCGTGCGCTTTCTGGCGTGCGCGTGCTGGAAAAAAACGGTGGGCTGATCGGAACTATTCAAATGCAAATGGAGCCGCTAGGATTCAAAGCAATCGGCCAAGGATTTGCTGCGCGCGGCGACATTGTAATTTTCGACACAGGAAATGGAGACTCTGCTGGAATAAACCTCGGAAATCATTCGGCGTTTGTTTCTAAAAACGGTCTGATCTTTGCACCAAACGCAGAGATTAAAAATTCAATCTGCTGGAAAATCTAAACTACAATGGCTGAATCAATCGCAATTTGGCTTTTCACTGCTTACGCTACTGCCACTGGCACCACAGTTGTTGTCAGCGCAACGACTTTAGCGTTCGTTACTGGCGTTGTAACTTTCGTTGCGGTCACCGCAGCTTCGATGGCCGCATCAAAACTACTGGCTCCAAAGCCTCCGAGTTTTTCTGACTCATCATTAACTAATCGCTCTCAGATGGTGCGCTCTCCGATTTCGGCGCGCAACATGGTTTATGGTCGTTGTCGCGTTTCTGGAACCATCGTTTATTTGTCCACGACCGGAAGCAAAAATGAATGGCTTCACATTGTTGTTACGTTGGCCGGCCACGAGATCGAGGAAATCGAGGAGGTGTATTTCAACGACGAACTCGTTCCGCTCGTCAGTAATACGCCGACCGGATTCTACAACGGCGTTGCACGCGTGAACAAGCATCTTGGCGTGAGCGGTCAGACGGCGGACACCGATCTAATCAACGACACAGCCAGCCTTACTGACGGCAAGTGGACGAGCGACCACAAGCTCTCTGGCATCGCTTACGTTTATGTCCGCCTCACTTGGGACACAGAGAAATTTCCGTCTGGTATTCCGAACATCTCGGCGGTCATCAAAGGCAAAAAAGTTTACGACCCGCGCTCGACCGCGACAACTTACTCGGCAAACGCCGCTCTGTGCTTGCGCGATTACCTGACCGACTCCGCGCTCGGCATGGGATTAACCTCTGCCGAAGTGGACGACACCGCGATCACCGCAGCCGCGAACATCTGCGACGAGCAAGTGCAGATTCTTCCGCTCTCTCCGACGACCTACGAAAACCGCTACGAGGCGAACGGCGTCATCGCCACGAGTGCGTCGCCCGACGAGAACATCGGCAAGCTGCTCTCAGCGATGGGCGGACTCATCGCGTACTCCGGAGGCAAGGTCGTTCCTTACGCTGGCGGCTATCGCATCCCCACGGTGACGTTTACCGAAAAGCACTTCGTCGGCCCGCTGAACATCCAGACCCGCACGAGCGCGCGCGATCGCGTAAACTCGGTGAAAGGCGTTTACGTCAGCGAAGGCAACGGCTGGCAAGTTTCGGACTTTCCGACGATTTCGTCGGCGACCTACGTTACCAACGACAACAACACGCGCTATTACCGCGACGTTGTGCTGCCGTTCACGACCTCGTCATCCTGCGCTCAACGCTTGGCCGTCATTGAGCTGCGGCGCGCGCGCGAGGAAATCACATTTACCGCCCGCTTCCGTCTTGAAGCGATGCAAGTTCGCGCGGGCGACACGGTCATGATCACCAACGCAAAGCTCGGTTGGTCGTCGAAAGTTTTCGAGGTGATGGAGTGGCACTTTGCCACTGACGGAAATCCTCCGCAGATATACATCGACATGACGCTGCGCGAGACCGCGTCGTCGGTTTATTCGTGGAGTGTTTCAGACGATCAAATTTACGTTCCAGACGCACCCAACACCACGTTGCCGAATCCGTTCACGTTGTCCGCGCCTTCCGCTCTCGCGCTCACCGCAGACGGCACCACGCAATTCATCCAAGCCGACGGCACCGCGGTTCCGCGCATTAAAGTAAAGTGGACGCCGCCAGCCGAGGAGTTCATCCAAAGCGGCGGCGCCGTCGTCATCGAATACAAGCCGAGCACGAGCACGACCTACCTGACGTGGAGCCGAGTCGAAGGCGCGCAGACCGAAGATTAC